CCCGTTAGTTAAAGCCCCCATCAAGGATAAACGCAGCATCTTTAGGCCGTCCGGTCATCAGTACGTCCGGATACTTGGACACTTGCGGCGGCTTCATGTTGGTTCGCTTGATGGTTGCTTTGGCTTGTGCTGCATAGTTTGTGATCTGTTGGATCTGCAGCTGGCCCATCTTGCCGTACATCGGCATCATCCGCTCTGCCAGACACCAACGCAGCGCCATGTTGTAGCCCTGCGGAAACTGCATCGTGCCGTATAAATCCCCAAATTCTCGGAAGATGGTTTGCGTAAACAAATGCATTTCGCCTTGTGCGGGATTAGGCCACAAATAAATCGTGCCTAACAATTCGGATGGCTGGTAGTACAAGGCTTTTGGCCATGGCCCATTCAACGATTTCAGGCCAATCGATTCATATTCTTCTAAGCTAAGAATGGTAATGGGATAGTCCAAACCACCCCCGTAAATCGGTACACCATTGCTTGTGGTCGTAACTCGCACAAATGCGCTTTCAATGGTCAGTGGCCTCTCGTAATACGCTGTGATGGCTGTGCTTGCCACCGTCTGCGAAATGCTGACCGTATACGTGCCGCCTTCATTGACATTACCGCCCGCGCCCGTGCCAAATCCCACAATTGTGGTGCCAGGCGTGATGCCGCTGCCTGTCAAAGTCATGCCGATGGTAATAGCGCCGGACGTTACCGCGTTGGCAGGCACAGTCAACGTTGTCAAACTGATTGATCCGGTGAATGCCGCTCCTACATTACCGCTTGGCCCGATGGTGTATTGAATTTGATTCTGCACGCACGGAAAGATGATTTCAGTGCGGTAAAACACCATCATGTTTTCATTCGACCATTGCGCGATCATGTCGTTGAGCAAATCAAGCCCGTCTTGAGCTTCATCTGCTGTTGGTATCTCTCCCGCAGCTAGTGCCCCAATGTCTTTCATCGCACGGGTAATGATGTCATAGGGCGTTGCCATGTCTTATGCCTGAGATAGGTTTGCTTGATATGCTGCAATGACTTTAGGCGTATGCACGGCAGCGCATACGGCTTGCACTTTGGCATCCTCGCTGCTGTAGTCATCGCTTGGTGCAACAACGTGGCGGTGAAACGCTCCGCTGATTTGCTTGCCGTCTTCAAGAATTGCTGTCTTGGTGCGAACTTGCACACAGCCGTTTTCAATCACCTCAATGCGGTCAACAACAAACACTTTTTCTAACGCCATTTTGATCCCCTAGTGTTGCTTAATATTCACGGTATGTTAAGGCGCTCTTACGCCGTTGATTAAAAACGAAGACGTTTTAGTCGATGCAAATGTTGCTGTAAATGTTGTTGATGTCACTGCAGTGACTTGCACAATTTCGCCATTTGTGCCACCTAGATTTATGCAAAACAAATAATCTCCATTAGCAATCCCAAACATGCTATCTGGTGTAATATTATTTGCCCCAACAATTGCGCCGCCAGCCGTTGATTTTGTATTTGCTTTTTGATTGATGTCGTTTAACTGAACGTTTGTCGAGTCGCCCACATCCACCATTGCAGGCTGCACTGCCGTGCCAACAGTAAAAAAGTTTCCGTCAATCAAAACTCCTGTTGGACGATTTCCTGTGCTTAACGCAATTGCACCGGTTGTAAAACCGGAAAAAATGTTATTGGTAATTTGACCTCCGCGCACACGCGCCACAAGTATGCCTATAGGTTGCGTTCCTGCTAAAGATGCTATTCCGCATCCCATAATAATGACCTCTTCGCATGGTGTGTAAACCCCTGAGCCTGTTGGATTTCCTTGATCTACTACTATGGGATATGATGCTTGGCTTTCAAACGCTCCACCAAAAATATTTAAATTTTTTACCGCATACGCCACAATACCCGTACCACCGCCATTGTAATTATTATTTTGGAACCAATGCCCAACGCCGCCTTGGTCATAGATCAAAGCGTAGTTTGTTGATAAAGCATTAAGTTGCGTTTCCCGCACAGTAATGTTGTTGGTAAATCCAGGAAGATTGCCAGGTGTGTAACTACTACCATTGACGATGTAAATATTTGCACCATTTATTCTGGTGTTAATAATTTCACAACGCAAAATTGTTACAAGTTCGCTTTGATCTAAAATGATCCCATAGAGAAACGTTCCGCTAATTTTAATGTTTTCTAAATCAATAAATGTCCCGCAAATATCTACATACGCTCCATCATTATTTGCTGCGTTTGTGCACGTAATTCCAAAGTCGCGCAATTTAATATCGGCAACATTGGTTGTATTTGGCGTAAACGACGAAAACAGCGCTTTGCCAGTGTGCGTAAAACTTAAAATTGATGATGCTCTTCCATCACCAAAAATTAGCGTATTAGCTTTAATTTGTATTGAACTTGAACATGTATATGTTCCCGTAGGAATATACAATGCTCCATTTTCCGCCGCATCAATTGCCGCTTGAATTTCTGTTGTTGAATCGTTTATTCCTGTTGGGTCGGCCCCAAAATCCAAGACATTGAAACACGCGCCTTGAATCATTGAATAACTTGCTTTTGTAAGACTCATGCTGATTTCCTAAACATTGTAAACAACGGTAAATATAAAAATCGCGCCTGTAAGTTCTACATTGGTTATTGCAACATTCAATGGGCTATGCACATATATATTTGAGCCGAGTGCTGTTGCGACACATGCAACAACTGATCTTACTGCACCGATTGCATATTGCGCGCTTGAAAACGGAAGACCTCCGAGTAAAACACTTGCGCCGCTGGCAGTGCTTGGGTATGTAATCTGAGCTTGCAGCCGGACGGTATTGCCGATTTTTGTGTAATTTGCTGATGCAACGGTCAACGTCAAACCTGCGCCGCTTGCATCTGTTGGAGTCCATGTTCCTTCTTCATAATCGGCCAACAGTTCACTCGTCATTGTTCCTGTGCCGCTGCTGGTGGCTGAAAAATCAATCCCATTTCCATTCGCCACCACCAGGTTGCCGCTCGTCAACACCGCATTACCCGTTCCCTTTGGGGTCAGCGTAATCCCGATGTTTGTGTCCGAGCCCGTGGCCGAGATCACTGGGTTTGCGCCTGTCGCAGCGTTGGCGACCGTAAATTCGTTTACTGCCGATGCCGTCGTTGTGATTGTGATGACTTCATTGTTGTTGTTATCGTTGATCCCCGTGGTCTGCAGTGTGCGGCCTTTAGTGACATCAGCCACGCTTACTTTAACGGTTGTTGATGACTGCACAATCGGCAGCACTTCACTTCCCGCAAGCGGTGTTGTTGCTGCGGTAAGTTGCGAAATTTTTTTATCAGCCACTTGAATGCTCCGCTATGTGTACACCACTTCAATCGTTGACATATTGGGCGGCGCTGTTGAAAATGTAAGTGTTGTGCCTACTACTGTGTATGTATTCTTTTGTTGATAGACGCCGTTGATAAATACAAATGTAGAATTTACGTTGAATGGTGATCCCGTCAATGTAAATGTTGTTGCAATACCATTTCCTGTGAAATCATTCAAACCAATAGTTTGAGCAATTTGCAAATACATAACCTCAATCGTTGCTGTATTTGGCGGCGCTGTAGTAAACGTTAATGCGTTCCCTGAAACAGAATAAGTGTTTTTATTTTGATATACACCATTTATATAAACAAACGTTACGTTTTTATTGAATGGAGCATTGCTTAATATAAAAACGGTTGTTGATCCGGTTCCGGTAAAATTATCTATCGTCGAAAATAATGATCCAGCGCCAACAATATTGTCAAACGTGCCAATCAATACATTAGCGCTGGTCTGTAAGACAAATTTATAGACTTGCGTTACCTCAAGCCAAATTTCGCCGCCCGCTGGTGTCCGTCCCGCTGCATCCAAAATGATGGGATTGCTATGCGCTACGTTGCCAAGATAGGTCGTATATGTTGCTTGCGGCGTGTTAGTTCCGGCTGCATAAGAAAAAATTTTGCCGCCAGCCAACGGATTGCCTGTATTGTCAAAAAACTGTGCTCCAACGCCGCCAAATGGCGACAAATAAACAGCCATTTATCTACTCCAATACAATTTTGCCGCCGTCTTCTTGCAACAAATCATCACCGTTTTCTTGCAAAAGAATGCCGAATACATGCGCGATGCCTAACGTACACACAAACCGATAGGCGCGAATGCCCAATCCTCGGATCATAGACCTTCGCCTGGTGTCACTTCAAAGGCATTAGATGCACTGGCTTTCATCCACACTTTGGGCGGCAGCGTAAACACCTCAACCGACTCGGCAAACATACCGATGACGTTATAGGCTGGCGTTCCGGCGCTCGGTGCGGTGGTCGATCCCACTGTGACGGCTGCGCCCGTAGGATCAGCTGCAGACCACGCAAAATATGCGGGCACATTCAAAATATTCCGCACCCGATAGGAAATGGCATTCACATTGTCATCGGTCAACACTTGTACCGACGAAGTGCTGACTAAAACCGTTGATCCCCTTGGGGTAAAAGCATTGACTGTTGACATCGATTCTTCCTTGTTTTGATGAAAAAAAGCCACCTCTTGTGGAGGCGGCTCTTTCGCTCAAGTCATGGTTTCTTACAACAAGAATGACAGATCATAACCGTAGATAAACACATCCGCGGTGGCGGCTGCACCTTGCGCCGTGGTGCATCGAATGTACAGCTGGTCACCCGTAATCAACGCCGTAGACGTTGCTGCTGTGACCACCACCACCGTTGAACTGGTATTACCCGACAACGCATAAGCGGTCTTGACTGCCGTTCCTGTTGCGCCAGCACCGGTGTACACAGCTAACTGCGCTGTGGTCAAATTGATGCTTGCATTGGTCACAATGATGCTTTGCACGCTCACATTACCCGCGGCAAAAATCTGCGCCACGGTATCTGCAACAGCGTTTAGGTTCACGCTTTGTGCGCTGGCAATCACCCGCAGCGCCTGGTTGGAAGCCAGGTTCGTCGGATGATTGGTGCTTGTTACTGCTGGGCCTGGATTGCTCATTTGTCTATCCCCTTAAATTAAGCTGCAACACGGCAAGCCAGCTCTTGATAAAGCGGTGCCCAACCGTAAAGCACATCAAGACGCGTTGGAATGCTGTCATTGTTGATGGTGTACTGACGCACCACGCGAATCGACAAACCAAGTTCCTTGTCCGATGCGCGACCCGCAAAATGCACGCCATCCGGCAGCTCAAGATCTGCGGTGGCCAACGTAAACGCGTTGCGGTGCATTACGATGTTTTGCGGGCTAACTTTGCCCGTCTTGTTAAACGGCGTGACCACTGCCGTGGCGCTGGTCGTTGTCACCGTGACGTTTTGGAACTGCCCGCCAGTGATGATTGCAGGCGATACAGTCACCGATGTACCGCCACCGCTTGCCACTGTGACGTTTGCCGTCACCACAAAGTTACGCAGTTTGCCCGAACCGTAGGCTGCGCGATTCTGTGGATTAACAGCGTATACGCCATCAATCTGAATCACATCGCCTTGCTTCAGCGCTGCCGTACCCGCGCTCGACACCAGCGTGATCGTCGAAGTCGATGCCCAACCGGTGGTCAGCGAACCCGTAAACGTCGAAGTGTTGGTGGACAACGTGTCGGAATACGAACCAAACGTCTGATTCACCACGTTTTGATCCATCTTCCAGTTCATGCCTGAACTGTCGCGGCCCATCAAACCCTTGGTGTACTGAGCACTGATTTGTGCTGTGGGATTAAACAAACCCTTCAGCGCATCCACAATCGTTGCACTCGTAAACGGCTCGACAATACAGGATCTGCGGCCATCTCGTGGCGCACCTTCAGCGTCAAGATAGGCTTGTGCGGTCAAATAAGTAATCAAACCGGTGGGCGGTGTGCCAGCTGTTCCAACAATGTTGGCCGTGGCGTTTTTGGCCATGGTCAAGCCATCAAAGTCGATCTTGTTGGCGATGGCAGCCACAGCAGGCTTGAGCACGCGGTCACTAAACATGTCAAGCGACAAGGCTAGATCTTGCGTGGTGAACTGCGTATCCACGTGAAACTGTGTGGATAACGTCACCGGTACGCTGGTTTCGTTTAAATCTTCCACATTCAACGCTGGCCCTGTCGTGCCGATAAATCGACCTGGGCGGCGAACGTTCAATGTATTACCAATTTTCGCGCCTACGACAGCGAATTGATCGTCGTACTCGCGGTTGACCTCTGACGTAAACGTCAGTTCGTTTTCCAAGACCATCAGCGCTTCATTAGTGATCTTGCTGATGGTTAATAGTGTATTTGACATGTCCTAGTCCTTAAAAATGGATGTTCAGCGAATGCGCTTGGCCTGGCGTGCTGCTTTCCACTGCTGATATGTGCCATGAAACACACCGTTTGCGTCTACATTGGCATCAACCGTGTTCACAGCACCACGAATAGGCGAAATCGGCGCTGGTGCTTTTGATACATTCACAGACTTAGGTTCAGGTTTGGCTCGCTCAAATCGCGCCTCAATTTTCCCAATTTCACGCACCGCAGATACAACCGACATGTCTGCCAGTTTTCTTGCAAACTCATCGTTTTCCGCTAAGTAATACAAAATCTTCGGCCCGTGCTCCGACTCAATGATGGCATCTCGAACTGGATCACTCACGCGCACATCGCTGGATTGCACCATGTCTTCAAAATTCGGAAGCTCATTTTTGGCTGCGTTCACGCGGTCTGCCCAGGTTTTAAACTTCACTTCCTGTTCAGCTGCGGCCTTGCGTGCCTTCTCTTCCTTATCCCGCTCATCCAGGCGTTTATCGGCAGTGTATTCCGCTAAGGCTTTAGCGTACTCATACATGTCCGAAAACTGCTCTGGCTGCGGCTCTTGAAGCGTGTCTTGCGGTGGTGGGTTGATCTTTGATTCGAGTTCTTTCAGCTTGTTTTCTAATGCTTCTCGTGCTTCGCGTTCCCGCTGCGCTTCTGCCCTGGCTTGTTCGCGTTGCTTCGTAAGATCAGAAAACCGCCGTTCCAACTTCGGATTTGGTTTTTTATCCTTTACTTCGTCTGTCACTTCGACTTGCGGTTCCGGCTCAGAAACATCTTCTGCCACGGGCGCAGCCTCAACTAAACCCAATTTTTGGGCTGTAAATTCAGCTAATGTGTCACTCGTCACTAAATTACTAGCAACGCGATCTGTCGTTTCCAGCATAGGTGTTCCTATGAATTGACCCAATGAACCCATTGGTAGGCGAATTGTCAGCTTTCATCTGTTGCATGTCAATTACTGCATCGGCGGCGCTTGTGGTGCCATCAACGCTTGCCCCATGGAAATAAATGGATTTTGCGTTTGATTGACTTCTTGCCCTGCAAATTGCACCACTTGCTGTTGCTCTGCATCGCGCCTGGCCATTTCTTCTTGTAAGGCTTCAGCGGGCAAGCCCTTGAGCACCAGGCGCACCATGGCATCCAGCTCCATGCGGTTTTGATCTGTCACAGCTCTAATCGCACTTTGATTGACGCGTGCCTCGTTGATCGTGTCCGTGTTGTAGGCTCGACTCACCACATCCATTAACTTGCGTTTGTTTTGCCCTTCTTCCTTGATCTGCGCTACTTGACCGCGGTTGTTGATCTCTAACTGCATGGCAATCATCTTTTGTTCCATGTCCGCTATGGTCTTTTGGGCTTGCAACAACTGCATCTGCACTTGCGGCGGCACATCGGATTGCGCGTCAATTTGCGACAAGGGATTCATGGCAGCCAGGCGGTCAGCAATCACATCAGCACCAGGAAAGTCCATGTTGCGAAACAACAAATCGCCCGCTGCCTGGAACACTTGTGGCTCAGTCATGAGCGGCATCATCATATCCACCGCTTGCTGGCGTTTGCTGTTGTACCCTGGCCCTGTTTCCATCACCACATCATACAAACCCACTGTCACGTTATTCATCACTTCACCAGTGGCTTGCATTTCGTTGATGGTCACTAAGTCCGGTTTTCCATCAACCCCAATGATTCGCAGCACCCGTGTCGTGTCGTAGATTTTGGGTATCAAATCCAAGATGATCTTGCCCGTTTGCTTGATGCTGCGGGTCATGTTGTCGTAAAAGTGAAAGTTCGATAGATCGACTTGCTGCTGTTGGCCTTGCAAGGCTTTGCCTGACAAGTTGCCAGGCAGCGCTTGCGCTGGATCAAAAATACCTAATACCGTCTTTAAGTCATCGGCAATTGCGCTCGCTGCCACCATGATGCCGTCAGGCGGCGGCTCAGGTTGGATGCGTGACGGCACCGGCGCTGGAACCCCTTCGATGTCTTTTTGCTTGTAACGCAAAATGGGCGTGGATTTGATGTTAGCCAATGCCCACTCGGATTCATGGCCCTCATCTTGACCTTCAGCAATCAACCACTTTGGCTTGGGTGCCAAAGCAATTGATTCGGTCATGCTCGTGCGCCAAAAGTTGTACATCCGCTGCGGGTCTTTGGCAAATCTGACCAAACCGTACTTTTTGCGCTTGCCCTCGACCACCACTTGTGCCCCGTAGCATGGAATGATCGGAATGAACTTGCCTGGCCATTCGCGTTCCTCAAGCACCTCCATGGCGGTCAGCTTGCACCATTTGACCTTACGTCGATACGATGAACGCGTTTCCATGATCGTGATGTTGTCTGCGTCCAGCAGCTCCGGTGACGGCAGCTCGTCCTCATAGACCTTGGTGCCGTCAGACAGCAAAACCAACGTGGCTTTCTCCCGCTCGACATACCAATATTCGGCAAGTCGAATGTCCTCTTTGGTCACCCACTCCGCATCACTGTCGCCGGTGGCTCGCGCACTGAAGTTTGCGCCATCGTCTGCGCCTGGATACTGCTGCCGGAACTCGCGCTTCGACATCACACTGGTAATCAAGCACCGCTCGGCATCGGAACCATCGGGATTCACGGAATTAGGATCGAAGTAGACCGAAAACGGATCGTCCACCGCGTCGATGTAAATCTCCTGATCGAAACTGTCTTCACTGACATAATTGGTGTTGACTCGCCAATAGCCCCAACCCATCTTGACTGCGTATTCGAACGCTGTGTCATAAGCTGTATCGGCGTTGCTGTTGACCTCAATGTGTCTTGTAATGCCCTCAATCACCTGGGCAATCTTGAGATCGCCTTCATTGTTGACCGGATGCACCTTGATCCGCGGGCGCTGCTGGCGCTGTTGATTCGTCACCTGGCGCACATACGCGTCAATCTTATTGATCGTCAGGCATGGCCGTGATTCCAGATTGCGGCTGTTTTGGATTTCCACCGGCCACTGGTCACCGGCTGCAAACTTCAGATCGCCTAGGGCTTCAGCGCGGTTTTGGCTATCGGCTTCCCCCACCAGGCGCAGAAACTTGATCGCCTCGCCGATGCGTGAATCGTAATCCATGTCTTGCAGTGCCATAACGTGTCCTTAACTCATCCAGCTGCCAGCGTGCGTCACCATGGTTTTCTTACGCATCCGCTGCGGTTCCCGAATCATAAGTGCAATATACCGAAATGCATCTGCGCCGTGTGAATAATGATCGTGAAGCGGCGTTTTGCTGAATTGCCCCGTGTCCGGATCAACTTCGTACCGATAGTGCCGCAAGCAATTAAGACCATCCGCACAATGCTCGCGGTCAAAGTAACAATTCGGGAATATCGTGCGTGCTGCGTTAATCGAGTCTACAACCGGCACCCGCTCCAATATCCGTGTTTTGTATCCGCTAGACCGCACAATATCCTCTATAGATCGGCCCGCAGCCGCTAGGGTTTTGTTCTGTGCATCATGCGGCAGCCATATCGTGTCATACACGTAACCGTAGGTCTGCAGCTGCGCCAGGTAGCTTGTCATCGTGCGCTGCGTGTCTTCAAAATAGCGAATCAACCTGGTTTCCATGCCGATGAACTGCAAAAACCACCAGGCGGTCGCATCAGCCCATCCAAGATCACACACCGCATGCACAGGCTTGGTTGGGTCATAAGGCACCTTACCAATGCGGTCTTCCATTTCTGCTTTGGCCAGCTCATTGGCAAAGATCGCACCGTCCACCGTTTGCCGACAGATGCCTTCCCACACTTGCTGATAAGACTGATGGTCTCGACCCTTTAACGCTTCCATCTCAAGGCGCAAGGTTTCAGGAAACCACGGGTTATCCCAATAGTTGATTTTGATGCTGATGCAATCCCTTGGCGGCTTGACTACAAATCGCTGATAGGTCTCGTCGGTCTCCAGCTCCGGATTAAAGCTCACCCAAATTTCTGATCCTTCCTTGCGAATCGTGGGAATCAGAATGTTCCAAGACAGGCGGCTGACCGTCTGCGCTTCCTCCACCCAACACACATCCACGCCCTCAAACGATTTGATGTTGGCTGGATTGTTCTTCAATCCAATGAACGCAAACTCTGTGCCGTTTGCTCCTCGAAGGCTTGCTTGCGTGATCTCGTAAAACTGCATGAGTCCCAAGGCTTCGATCTGATCGCACAGCAGCTTATGCACGGAATCCTTGATGCTGGTTTGGTACTCCCGCGCACACAGTATCCGCATGGGCTTTCTTGCGCCCATGATGAGCAACGCTCGTGCAATGCCCCAACTCTTTGCACCGCCGCGGCCTCCATACAAGACCTTGTAGCGTGACTTCTTAAATAGCCCTTGCAGCTTGAACGGAAACTCTGCTTTGGCTATGTCAACTTGCTGATCCATCCGGTGCCACAAAAGTCACTTGAATGGCCTGCAATGGGCCACCGTCTTTGCCCGTAATCTCTTGCTCGACTTTATCGCGCCAGCCCAAAACATTCTTGGCGGTAAAGATCGCAAATGTGCTGTTATACGCTCCTGCAATCGTGCCTTCTACCAAATTTGCTTCTTGCAAATCCTTGGCTTTTTTGTAGGCAGATGAAAAGTCAGGATGTTTTAGCTCGCCTGTTTCAATATGTTTAGCAGTTGCCCAATCGTGTAAGGTGTCTTTCGTCACCCCGATGTTGGTCGCAAACCTTGCTAGGGTTGGGAAATGGCCTGGCAGCACTTGCTTGGTTTCATTGCCTTTTGCGTCTACCGTGGTGACTTCTCTGATCGGCGGCTGACTAAAAAACTCCACCATCTTGTCGGCAAACTCAGGCTTATATTTTGTTGGTCTGCCTTTCATTTCTTGCCCTTCGGTTTACTTGCCTCTCGCTTCACGTTGTAAGCGATGGCTACGGCTTGTTTAACAGGCTTGCCTGCTTTCACTTCCGCTTTGATGTTCTTCTCGAAGGCTTTCTTGGTTGGGGATTTGGTCAGTGGCATGATCGTCCTTTAAGGTTGCGAGTAGGAAATTCAATTCTTGGATCGCGCCGCTGAGTTGAAATAAGGCGATTTCATGCTGCTTTGCCAGTTCTTGAACTTCAGCCAGGCGTTGCACTAAAAATGCTCTCATCCGACTTGACACACTGTCAAGATGATCGATGGTGTTTCGGGTCGCGTTGGATTGGTGCCCGCCGCTGCATACCACATTTCCACACTTGTATCTGTACTCGACCAATACAGCTCGTAATAATCACCCGCTGTGGCTTGCACTAAAAAGTTCCACGCAGCCACGGCTTTGCCACCACTTTGCGGCACATTCAATTGTGTGTTGGTCTCAGGCACATTGCTGCCGTTTTTGGATAGCCACACTTCAATGGTCGAAAACCCAGCGCCTCCAGCTCGTGAAAACTGCGATGAAAACTGAATGTTGTAGACACCCGTGCGGCTCATCGTAATTCGTGAATTGCTTGCAATAGAAATGCCGCTAGCAAAGTCCGTAACGCGTATCAGCATCACATTGGCAGTGGTCGCGCCGCCATTGGTTTGTGTCTGATTGTCCTGAAACATGCCGTAATGCATGCCGGTGTACAGATTCGCAACCGTTGCGCGTTTGGTGCTGCCACTCTGAATGAGTGCAAGGGTCTCGCTGCCGCTCAACGGTGTTGACACCGCGCTCAATCCCGAAAAATCAAA